GTGTATTCCACCGTTATTACATAATTCTGTCCTGAATGTGCATTAAGGAATGAAGAACCTGCTTCAATCACAAGATTTGTGTTAGTTATTGATAAAGCACTATCCCAACTTGCATCACCAAAATATGCAAGGTTAAGCGGTCTTGTTGTTGATGAGGACTTAACAAACCCGTCAAGACGATATATATCACCAAGATTAGATATACCATGTGCGAAAGAATATGGTGAAGAAAGTGTACCATTGTATATCTTCCGATAAACATTAGTTCCGTCATCAAGTCTAGCAACTAACATTTCCGAAGTAGAATACAACTCCATACCACCACCATTTTTTGAAAGGTTACAAGGTTTTTCAGCCATATTGACACCCCCTTATTCTGCGTTCGGCTCGGGATGCGGAAGTCTGTCTATTGTTTCTGATTTAATTGCTCTGCCGTACATATCAAGTACAGATATAACAACATATCCCGTCTGTGGGTTTCCACCATAAGCGGAACACTTGTCGTAGAAAAGATTTTCTGCTTCTGTTAAGGTGTCCTTGCGAGTGATTTCTTCTGAATTACCGCCACTTTTATTAAGTGAAAGAACTAATACATAATATTTGTTTAACATATTTTTTCTCCTTTACTTTTGAATTATCATAAAATGTATACTTGCAAGTATCTATGCCATACTAATCTACTCCCTTTACATTGATATAAAATGCCGTTGTAGGAATAGCATTAGCATACAAATACAAACACGGAACAGTATCGTCAACGGTCGCATACTGAATCAAATCATAAGATTGTTGCTCCGCAACTGTCGGCAAAGTTGAACCACTTGCACAACCTATGTCTATTGTCGGACACTCTGAATAAGCGTGAGTGAGTGATACCTCTTTTTTGTAAAGCGTTGTTCCACTCTGCGAGGTGGTATCATTTGACCAATTCTGTAAGTCAACTGCAAAGGTTGTAACTGTGTTCTCGTCTTGTAAGTTGCCTACATTCGTGTTGAGTGTGCTAATAGCCGCATCAACCTTTGTACTATCACCCGAATTAAGTTCTATATCAGAACCATACAACGTGACATTGTTTCCACTCTTGCCGTTTACAGTTGTCGGGTTTCCTTGGTCACCTTTGTCACCTTTAGGTAAAACAAAATCAAATATAGCCGCCGTGGATGTACCGCTATTAGTAACACTTGCGGTCTGACCACTTGTTACAGAACCAACTGCTATTGTTCCCGTGTTACCCGTGTCACCCTTGTCACCTTTCTGTAAAGTGAAATCAAGTATTGCCGCACTTGTTGTACCACTATTGACAACTGCCGCCGTTGCACCCGTTGTTACAGTACCAACTGTAATTGTTGCGGCACTACCCGTATCACCTTTAACACCTTGTAACTGTCCTTCATTCGTCCATGCGGAAGTGCCTACATCCCATATATAAAGGTCTTTAGGGTTTGTAGTGCCTACCATGTAAGCATTTCCAGCATTTCCAGTAGGATGCGCCGTTTGTAAATCTGCTAGTGTAGCATACTCACCAAGAATGTTTATTCCCTGACCGGTATCACCCTTATCACCTTTAGGAAGTGTAAAGTCAAAAATAGCGGTTGAACTTGTACCTCTGTTTGTAACAGAAGCACTCGCACCACTTGTAACTGTTCCTACCTGAATAGTTGCCGCCGTTCCACTATCACCTTTAGGTAATGTAAAGTTAAATATTGCATCGGTAGATGAACCAGTGTTTGTAACATCGGGTGTAGCACCACTCTGTACTGTTCCTATTGTTATAGTAGCCGCATCACCTTTGTCACCCTTATCACCGGGCTGAACAAATATCTGTGTTGCACCGTTTACATCATCATCCCTTATTGTGACATTGTTTGAGAACTGCATCTTTGAACGTTGCGTGTAGATAGTACCGCTACCGTCCATGATTCTATGTCCTGATGATGCCGTTGCTGACCATGTTGTACCACCGTCATTAGAAATCTCAATAGCGTCATCACTATTCAAACGCATATTAGTTATGTCTGTCGATATAATTGCTTCATCCAAAGTCAACGCATCTAACTCATCACACAGATTATTAAACTTTGGCACTATTACGTCTGTTGCAATTTCGTCAAACTTCTCTTGCATTTCCGATGTTGAAAGACCGGGGGTATCAGGTAGACCAACAACACCTTTGTTTGTTAAGTCTGCCGGTAAAATTTTAGTAAAAGCCATAATAAACTCCTATCCTTTGTAGTTGCCGTTTTCGACATACTCAAACGCTATATTGAATACTCCAAAAGGTTCGTCAAGTGCATCATTAGTTATCCTTAACCTAAACTTATCGACCTTCTTAACTCTTACTTTTGTGGGTATAGTGTGTTGTGTCTTATCGCTACTGAATGAGAATTTCGAGAAAACTAATCTTGAAAATGTTAAGTATCTACCTGACGCTTCATCCTTTTTAATAAACTGCCAAAGTCCTCTGTTCATAACCCATATATTCACAGAGGTTGCAATAGCCGCATCAAGTCTTAATGCTATGTATCTTAATGTCTTGTTCTTATAGAACAGTTTTCCGTCAATATCGGGTGTTTCCCATATTGCTTCAATAGGTTCACCGTCATCGTTGTAAGATGCCAAAGCGTACTTATCATCATAAAAACGACAAACCCTTCCGTCTGCCGTTCCAAAAAATAATCTTTCGTCATGCTCCCACATTACCCTTGCAGGTAAGTTGGTACGATAAAAACCTACATACTGTCTTGTAGAATATGGTTTAGATTTGTCCGTATGTACTGGTTGTAGTCCGTCTAGGATATATGCTACTCCATTAAGACATAGCCAATACATATCCTTATATACAAAACCAAACGCATCTTCTAGGTTCTTTTCATCAAGAAGTTTTCCGTCTAAAAAATAACTTCTATTTTGTGCGTATTTCTCACCAGTTATATCTTGCGCTGTTACTGCGTATATGCCCGATTTTGTGAGGAAAAGCGGTTCGGTAGATAAATATGCGAACGTATATTTTCCGACTGCTCCAGCCCCTTGTAACGTGTTTATAATACGGAATGAAGGCTCGTTATCAACCAAGTCACCTTCACGCAAGATTATATTTTGGTCTTTTTCCATGTAGTCTTTGTGTGCGGCCAAGTAGTTTGAAATTACGGAATAACCCATAATCGCACTAGCCGAACTACCTAGCATGGAATAAGAGGTATCTGTAAAGTATGTAGGGTCATACTGGTCTGAATACCAGTCATAGTTTATATAGTCAGGATTCCCTGAAACAAACAGTCTATCAAGTGCGCCGTTTACTCCAAACAAAGTGCCGAACGTACACTTGTTTATTCTGTCTGCATAGACTTCACCCGTTTCAGTATCTATGCCCGTTCTATATGCTGTAATTTTGACGTTATCCTGACCGCTTACGGGGCTGACACCCGGTGGGCTAGTAAAATGCACAACTCCCGTTGCCTTGTTGTATGAATAATCAGTGCTATATGTCTTCTCTATCCATTCGCCGCTACCATTTAAAAGCCATACTTTAGGCGGCGTATCGGCAAGATTCTGAAATGATAAGTTGTAGTCATATATTCCTGCCTTGCCTAAAAAGGTTTCAGTAAATGCTACACTTAATAGGTTTATATCCTCATAAGGTGTGCCACCACCTTCAGGGTCTTTTGAAATTGTAACCGTAGGAATATAAGCGTTATCTTCTGCTTTTCCTACTTTGTGAATATATCCGTTTTCATCAACGTATGTGCCACTTGTACCGTCTACATAGCCATTACTTATAGTGGCATTTATAACGCTTGTGTGTGTACCTTCATACGTTAAAACAATATCTGATGCAGTAAACTCAAACTCGCACTCATAATTTCCGTAAGTGTTGGTAAAAGAATATGTATCTACATCAGCAAGTGTAATAGTAGCCGTTATGCCATTATATGTAACATTCAACTGTTTACATTCAAAAGGCATATAGAAGTTGACTACATCATTACTTTTTAATGTAAGTGTTTCTGTATATGTTGAATCGTCAACCTCTTTGGTATGTTTTCCAGTAGAGGTAGTAGGACTTGTTTCTGTACTAGACAGCACAAGAAGTTTTTTTCCGTCAAGCATATAAAGGTCTTTTTCAAACTGCCATGCTTTACTTCTTGCATTGTTAGCACTTGTGTAAAGAAGTATATCTCCCCAATAAATATTTTCTCCAGCATGGATAAAACCGTGTTCATCACTTCTTAATAAGTGATATCCGTTTATCTCTAAAGGTTTATCGTTGCTATCAAGGTATGTCGCTATTGTTTCATAGCCCATGCACTTACGAATTTTACCGGGAACATCACGAATCATGTTTACTGTGTTCGGTGATTTTGTGTTCTCGCAAGAACCCGGTGAGTTAGTAAAATCCGCACCAAGGAATGTATCTATTGTTAAAACGCTCTTTGCCGGGCTTTTCGGAACGCTGAAAGAAACTGCCATTTAAATCCACCCACTCTCACTTGTGAATCTCTCTGAACTAGGTGCGCTGACAGAATCTTTAAGTCTTTCAAACGCTACCTCAAATTCATTTCTATAAACTGTTGATATACCAGCATCGTCATCCTTATAAAGCTGTGATGCCATATATAACGGCAGTAAAGCTTCTACTTCGGGATCAAGTGACAATACTTCCTCATCCGGCGTTTCAAGGGTTATTTCCTGTGGATATGCCTTGTAATATACCTTGTAGTTTCCGGGTATATCTCTAGGTAAAACTAAAACCTTAAAACCTTCCTGAAAGAAGTCTGACGTTGCCTTATATCTTGATATGTCTGCATCACCTTCGTATATAACGTGTTCAAGGTCTACCATGTAATAATCAGGTGCCAAGTCTGGCAGATTGTATCTGATATTCTCTGAAAAAGGCTGAA